CCTCTGAATAGGCTGTGAAGATCGACCTGCATCTGTTCACGCAGTTCAGTTTCTCCTTCCTCATCGCCACGGGCTACGATGCTGTCGTAGAAATACTTCGCACCCGGGTAGCGTTCTACCATATCCATGAATACCCAGTTCGTTTCCGAACTGAGTATCACTCCTAGGTCTAGCATCTCTAGGGCCATATTAAGATCTCCTACGAAACTCATCATAAAGGTTCATGCTTACGGGAAGGATTTCCCTGAGGTGATCAATCATCGCAGTAGCGTAGGCTTGAGCCTCAATCTGAGCATGACTGTGGTCACGCAAGCTAAGCAGGTGCATCATGTTGTGCAGGTCTTGTTTCCACAGCCAATGCGTGTAGTGATTAAGGTGCAAGAACATCCTAGCATGCTCAGCAGCTACACCTCGTTCAATTGCCTCGAGGTAGTCGTTATAGCTCCTTTGACAATCGATACTAAGCTTAGTGGTGAACCACACTTGGGTAACCGGCGATAGGTTATCCGATTGACCTTGCTTAGCGTTAGGTGCCCTTCCTCCGACAACCGTGGGAATGTACCATTCCTCCGGAAGGGTGATATAACGGCCCGAAACCTCGTTGAGTGAAGCCGTACGGTGGCGCACGAATTGGCGAGCGACGAAGATGGGCATCTTCATCTCCATCCATATCTCGATCATCTCAAATGGCGATGTATGCCAGTTCTTCATCAGGTATCGAGATAGGCGATGGTCTTCCTCAGCTGTTCGATCACTGTTCATCTGATCGAAGCTCATCCTGGCGGCCTGAGCGGGATCACGGTCGTCTGCATCGAACTCACGGTCGCGTCTGGGTGTGGGGCCTGAGATATTCCTCAACGTGACAAAGCCATAATCAAGGACTTTAGTTTTTCTTACTTCCATGAGAAATTCCACTTCCCGTCTTTATCGGCCTGTTTCATGGCCTTGTTGAACTTGCTGTGTTTCTTTTCTTGCTTTGGTGATAGTTTTTGTGGCTTCCATCTCCACTTGCCGTTCTTCGAGCCGGCGGTTATCGCAATCGGGTCAAGTCCATCCGTGTTACCCGGAGGTCCTAGCCATCCTCCCTTAGGGGTTTTGTCCTTCATTGACTTATGGCTTTCATGTTGTTATGGTATGGGAACCATTTACGCTGACGAGCGTTTATGGCATTGAGGGATCGATCCAGGAGATTACCATGAGCACATTTAGCGCAGACAGCGCCAACGCCAAAGAGAACGGCGTTGACAAGGACAATCCGACGAAGGAGGACGTTCAGGAAGCCGATAAGGCTAAGACTGAAGCCGCAACGGAGGTACCCGCTGACGATCCCAACAAGCCGACCGAGCTTCTCGATGAGTCGGCTGACGAGAAGGCGGATCGTCACATCGCCAGCACCGAACTGACTGTGGGAGATCTGACCAATCCCGATACCCAGGGCGATACGGCCTTGGCCGAGGATGCGAAGGAGAAGATCGTTCCCGGTGCTGCGACCGGTCCCGACGATGCGGGCGTGGTCCGCAACGAGCATGGGAAGGTTGCCTACGCTCCTCCGGGTTCGCTTGATGCAGCCTTCAACGGTGTCCAGCAGGATGCCGCAGGCCACGTCGACTCGGTAGGAACTGACAATTCCTCGGCGTCCGGAACCCGCATCTAGTTGCCCCCCACCTGATGCGGTAGAGGGATGGGAAAGGGCCGGGGAGCAATCCTCGGTCCTTTTTCTTTGGTCAAAAAGATCGACTAACAACATGGTCCCATCTATCAACTTTACTACCGCCCTTGCACCGTATCTCCGAGGCACCGTCTCGGTGACATTTAACTCGATAGATAACAACGGTAAGGGGTATGCTCTTCTTGCGAATAACTTTGCGCACCTTAACCGAGTAACCTTTTCCCCACTCGAGCTTGAGTTGCTTGTCGATCTCTACATCGCTCATCTGCAGGATATTCATAGTTTTACCTATCATACATCATGCCATGACGCAACATAATGCGCCTGCATTCCGGGCCGTAACCGGCCTTGACTGATACGGGATCGGTGAGATCTCTCCCGCACATCCCGCATCGACCCTCATGCCATATCGTTACTTTGAGGGGCATCCTGCCCTTTTCGGTCAGCCATCTCCACAGCCAATCAAAAGCAACGAAGGCTTCTCCTATCCTCTCGCTCGGTAGAGTTTTCCTAGTCGATGTAAATTCACCATTAGGAAAGATCGTTCCAAGGTAGACGTAGGTTCCGCCGAACGCCAGCCTGTGGATAAATGTTGTCTGACCGTCGCTAGGCTTACGAGCCTTGTAAGTGAAGTGACGCAAGGTTACTTCTGACCTTACAGTAAACTTTGCATTCCCCGCCAGGATAAAGGTTCTCAGCTCATCAGCGTCCGTGAAGGTGTTTTCGGGAAATAGGTCACTCATTTCTTCTTCGCCTTCTTGAGTTCGGCCTTGACTCGAGTCTCGATTTCAGCCGCTTCCTTCTTCGGCCAGGACCATCCGTGATCTGGCTTCTCGAGTTTTAAGGATCGAAGCACCGCACGGACTTCCCTTCCCATAACTCCCAGGTTTTTGGCGATGTCATTGGCGGATGTATGGTTACTGGTGTCTACTTTTGGTTTAGGATCTTTTTTAGGCTTTTCACTAGCTCTTTGTCGCTTGGACTTAGCGGCGGGTTCATGTTCTGTATCGTCGGCTGACTCAACCTCCGGCCCGTAGTCGTTTGCGGCAGGGGCGGCTTCATGGACTCCATATCGGAATTTGTTGATGGAGCCAATGAGTTGTGGATCAGTCCACTCGAGTTCTTTTTCCGTCGGCTCATAGCTCATGATATCCCGAAGTTGATTTCCCGCACAGCGGACAGTTATACCTGTGGAAGTAGTAAGCATCCAATCTCGATCCATGAACTTACACCACTCGAACTCGTCATCACGGATGAGCTTCTTGACGAAGAACTGAGCAGCATATGTCGCAAGGAACTTTAGGATCAACGTTCGACCGTAAGGATCTCCGTCCTTCTTCAGGGAACAGTAGACAACATACCGATGGCCATCCACTCGGGGAGAGTAGGGTAATTCAAGACCATCGGGTGTCTTTGTAATCTCTTCACGGCTCCTATGAGATTTTGATGCTCGTGCCATATACGTTCTCCAAGAAGAAGGATCGCGTATATGATACTTGATGCACTTCGAGGAAGCAACTGTCCATGTCCCGCTTTGTTCGCACCTATCAACGGCGAAAGAAGTTCCTAGATGAACTTGCCGCTGGCTCGTCCATATCCATGGCTGCTCGAGCGGCTGACGGTACCACGAGGAACTTTAAGAACTGGCGTGATACGGATCCGGAGTTCGCTAAGGACTGGGATGATGCTATCGAGGAGGGCACCGACTTCATCGAGGATGTGGCAACCGAAAGAGCCATGAGAAAATCTGATCCTCTGATGTTGGCAATCCTCAAGGCTCGCCGTCCTGATAAGTATGATCGGAACTCGGGCAAGAACTCCGTAGAGGTAAATATCAATGTTGAAGGCGCCAAAGCGAAACTCCTCAATCGACTTGCGCGGCTCCAGGCTGAGGGTAAGGTTCTCGAAGGAGTCAGTCAAGAAGAGCCTGAAGTATCTCCGGATAAATCCGGTGAAGGAGGAGAAGAAGCGCCAACAGAACAGCAGCTCAAGCTATTACCAGCACCAACCCCTATTCCTGAGCGGGGAAGAAAACGTCGATCAGTTGAACAGCCTGGTAGACGGAAAACTGCTTCGGCGTGAGCATCTCTACAACATTGATATATCCAAATTAGAAGATCTTACAGATGAAGAAGCCGACGATCTCCTCCATACTTGGGAACTGTGGGCTCGACCCAATCAGCTTGAACCCGAGTATATCCTGCCGAACGGTGAGTACTGGACCACGTGGCTTATTCTGGCAGGTCGCGGTTTCGGAAAGACTCGATGCGGATCAGAGACAGTTATTAAGTGGGTACGGGAGGGTCACTGTCGAAGGATTGCACTCGTTGCTGAAGACTCCGCTGATGCGCGAGACGTTATGGTGGAAGGTGAAAGCGGAATCCTTGCCTGTTCTCCACGGGATTTCAAGCCTAAGTACGAACCTTCTAAGCGACGCCTCACCTGGCCAAACGGCGCTATTGCTACCCTTTTCTCCGCTGAGGATTATGACTCGCTTCGTGGTCCGCAATTCGACGGTGCCTGGTGCGACGAGCTTTGCAAGTGGAGATACGCCCAAGAGGCTTGGGATAATCTGCAATTTGGACTTCGCCTTGGAGACCATCCCCGCCAGATCGTTACTACAACTCCTAAACCAATTAGGCTTCTAAAAGACATCATCCTTAGATCGGATACTGCGATCACCAAGGGCTCCACGATGGAGAACCTTGCCAACCTTGCTCCTCCGTTTAGGAAGGCAGTGGTTGAGAAATATCTCGGAACCCGTATCGGTCGACAAGAGCTTAACGCAGAAATCCTCGATGATGTTGCCGGAGCACTTTGGAACAGACAGCTCATCGACGGGACCCGTATCCGCCCTGTGGATAGCGTTACTCCCATTCAACTTCCACACCTCGTTCGTATTGTCGTAGCAGTCGATCCTCCAAAGGAGGTTGGCGAGAACGCAGCTGAATGCGGTATCACTGTTACCGGAAAAGATTTGGAAGGCCACGGCTATCTACTTGAGGATGCCTCCATTGCAGGTTCACCCGAGGAATGGGGTCGTGCTGCAGTTCGTGCGTTTGACGAGTGGGAAGGCGACATGCTTGTCTACGAAGCGAACCAGGGCGGCGAGATGGTTGCATCTGTGATCCGGTCGGCGGCTAAGTCACTTCGGGAGGAAGGTCTCCGTACAGCTGACTTTATTCCTATGAAAGCAGTTCACGCGACTAGGGGTAAGGTTGTTCGAGCAGAACCGGTGTCTCAGCTCTACGAGCAAGGAAAGGTTCACCACGTCGGGTTCTTCCCCGAACTCGAGGATCAGCTGTGCGAATACACTCCTGACGGCTCGATGGGATATTCTCCTGACCGAATGGACTCTCTGGTGTGGGGTGTTACCGAGCTTCTTGTTGGATCCATAGCCAACGAGGGACTTATGGATTACTATCGTCAAGAGGCTCAAGCAGTAGCCAATAGATTGAAGGGAGTTATTACGCCTCAACTGGGTGCTACTGCTTCTCTTAAAGGTCCAAAAGGTATAAATACTGCATTCGGGATGAGCGGAACGAGATACCTCATCAATCAGGAAGGGCTGTTTGACGTGAAAGAGGAAGACGTGAAACCCCTTGAGTCCGCGGGTTTTCGTAGGTACTTCACGCCGGCAAATGATGGGGTGAAAGCGTAGCATGACTTCTCGAGCAGCAGCTGGCGGTGGTCGTGCCATCGCATTAAATCCGGGTTCCTGGGGGCAAGGCTACACCATCGGTATGACGTACGGCGCCAGCGGTCAGGGCTCTGACTGGTTTGGTCCCGGTCAACCGATGGCACCACAGGCGCCGCCGGAAGTTGCTGGTCGGGCGTTTGACTTCCCCAACGGCGTCAACATCGTTACATCCACCCGTCCCTACTCCCCGATCACCTACGATACCCTGAGGGCGTTCGCTGACGGGTATGACCTGCTTCGTCTCATCATCGAGACTCGAAAAGACGCCATGGAGCGGCTGCGGTGGGTTATCAAGCCCAGGGATTCCACTGAAAAATTAACCCCACAGAAGAAGAACAAGATCAAGGCGTTAACTAAGTTCTTCATGAAGCCGGATGGCGAGCATCATTGGAATGCTTGGCTGAGGATGCTTCTCGAAGACCTGTTCGTGATCGATGCCCCGACCCTTCACCGACGCCGTACACTGGGCGGGGCTCTTGTGTCGCTCGACCAGATCGACGGTGCGACCATACGACGTGTCCTCAATGATTGGGGCCGTACGCCTGCGGGAGATAATGAAACTGCATTCCAGCAGATACTGAAGGGAATGCCTGCGGTAAACTACCGCAAGAAGGATATTCTCTTTCGCCCGCGGAATGTTCGTATTCACAAGATCTATGGGTACTCGCCCGTAGAGCAACTGTTGATGACGATTAATATTGCTCTCCGTCGTCAGATCTTCCAATTGAACTTCTTTACCGAAGGCAACATCCCTCCCGCACTCATCGGTGTTCCCGAGACTTGGACTCCCGACCAGATCAGGACGTTCCAGGAATGGTTTGATAACATCCTTGCGGGAAACCTTGCTGAACGCCGCCGCGCTCGGTTCGTCCCTTCAGCTGTGGGAAAGACCTACGTTCCCACTCAGGAGACTGAGCTTTTTGGTAAGGCAGAAGAATGGTTAGCAAGAGTTACTTGCTTTGCTTTCGGTCTCTCGCCGCAGCCCTTCCTCCAGATGATGAACCGCGCTACTGCCGATAGCGCAGCTCAGGAGGCGGCGAATACGGGACTAGCCCCGATCCAAAATTGGGTGAAGGACCTAGTCGATAGCATCCTTGCCGAAGACCTCGACGCAGCGGACTACGAGTTCCTGTGGAGAGGCGACGACGAGCTAGACCCGGTCAAGCGTCAACAGATTACTACCGCATATGTGAACGGTGGACTCCTGCCGGTCAATGAGGCTCGTGCAGACATGGGTCGAGAGCCGTATGAAGATCCGATATTTGATCAGCCCATGTTTATGACATCCAATGGTCTTGCTCCTCTTGCTTTGACAGATCAGTCTCAGGGCGGTGCGAAGCTAGATGAGAACGGAAACCCCATCGATGAGCCGTCGGCGGGTCCTAGTTACCAAGGCAATGAGGATGATCAGTTAGACAAGGTTCTAGCTGAACTCATCGCTAAAGGTGATCCGGGTGAATTGGCTAAATATCTTCAGAGTTTAACCGAGGAGCATTCTCATGAGTAAGGCGAAGGCGCGGGTTTTCGTCCCGCTGACGAAAGTGGACGAGGAACAGCGCCTCGTCTACGGTACGATCACGCAGGAGATCCTGGACAAGAGTGGCGAAGTGATGGACTACGAGTCCTCCAAGCCTCTCTTTGAAGAGTGGTCGAACGGCATTCATGAAGCCTCGGGCGGACTCTCCAAAGGCAATCTCCGAGTGATGCACGGCCTGTCTGTGGCCGGCAAGGTCACGGACATCAATTTCGATGATGAGACCAAGGCTATCGACGTCTGCTCTAAGGTCGTGGACGATGCCGAGTGGAATAAGGTTATCGAGGGTTGCTATACGGGCTTCAGCGTAGGCGGTTCCTATGCGAAGCGTTGGACCGAGAACGGTGTGAAGAAGTTCACCGCGAAGCCCAACGAAGTAAGCCTTGTGGACAACCCCTGTGTGCCCTCCGCAACGTTCTCTCTTGTTAAGGCTGACGGCGCTGAGGAGCAGGTTCAGTTCAAGGTCGAGAATGACGACGATAAGTGGCCGGAGTTCAGCAAGGCTGACGCCGATGCCGAAGAAGAGAAGGTCGAGAAGGCGGAAACTCCTACTCCCGAAGATACTCCTATCACTAATGATCAGGTGGTTGCTCGAGCCGAGGTCATGGCTAAGGCTGCAAATGACGGCACTACGTGGATGAACCACGTCGAGGCTGCTCGGGAGGCTCTGGTCAAGGAAGCATCTTCAGGAAAAGCTCAGAAGGAGACTGAGGAAGGTGGAGACGCAAAAGGAAAGCAAAAGGAAACCGAGACTAGCGCGCCAAACGAAGGGGATGAGGCTTCGTCCTCCGACGATGATGCCAAGAAAGCCGACTTCGCGATTGCTGACCGACTCAGTCAAAAGTGGGTGACCACTGACGGTCAGACATTCGATAAGAAGGCGGACGCCGAGGCGCATGAGGCTACGCTTACGAAGGCCGAGCCCACAGAGGCTGATAAACTTCGTGAGCGTCTCGGAAAGGCACTTAATCCCGAGCCCGTGATCGAGACTGACCTCATGGAAGACTGGGATCGTCTGGGCAAGGCGGTTCAGGCGCTCGAGACTCCTTTCGAGAACGGTGCGCCGAAACTCGAGAAGGGTATGTACACCGTCAGCCGCTTCGCCAACGTCCTGTGGGATTTGGGCTCTCTTGCTCGAAAGATCGCTAAGGAAGGTGCTACTGAGGGTGCTGACGGCGATGCCTCCGACAAGAAGGTGTCCGGCGAGATTAAGGATGCCCTTGCTACACTCGGCGACTCCTTCAAGACTTATGTGGACAATCAGATCACCGAGTTGCTTGCGGGCATCGATGATGACGTTCTGGTGGAGGTCTACGACTACTATTATGCTGCGGCGAAGGATGAGTCGGAGAATCAACTGGCCAAGGATGTCTGCTCGCTGATCGATGATCGCCGGGAGGTTGCGGGTGAGCGTCGGGAAACTCTGGTTAAGGCTTTTGGCTTGAGCATCCCCGAAGTTACCGAACAGACCGACGAGATGACGCCTCTCCTGAAGAAGCGGTTCGACGACCTGGAGGCCGAGAATACCGAGCTACGTAAGGTTGCCGGCGAAGCTGTCGAGGCTGTGGAGACGTTGACCAAGCGTCTTGATAAACTTGAGGAAACGCCCATGCCGCCTGCCCCTCGCAATGTCCAGCTGAGGGATGGCGACGGTAACTTCCTTGGTAAGTCGGCCAACACCAAAGAAGAAAAAATAGCTGTTCTTAATGAGATGCTGAAGACATTGGGTCCTGACCAGATGGCGTTGGAACTCATCAAACTGTCTCACCAGCGTCCTATCCCCGCGATGACTCGGGGTTAACGAGGCAACGAGGCGACCGGAGACGGGAAGCCTTCACACTGCCCTTACCGGAGACGGTGAGGTTTTCTGAAACTGCATAAATGAAAGCGAGTACCCAATGCAGAATATCACCATGGACCAGGGCCTCGTTGCTGGCGCATCGATGGACGCCCTGATGAAGGCTCTCTCGGAAGCACCGATGCTGACGGGCGAGAACAGCAACCTTCCCGAACTTCGTAAGTCGACGTTCGCTCAGTCAGGTTCGGCAACGACCGGTCTGACGTTCTACGACCTCGAAGCCGGCGCGAAGATGCTCTACCCGGTGCTCACGCCGTTGCGGAACGAAATTCCGCGCGTCTCGGGCAAGGGAGGCATCCAGGCTAACTGGAAGGCCGTTACGGGCATCAATACCTCGGGCATCCGAGTCGGCGTTTCGGGCGGTAACCGCGGCGCTGTGATGGCTGTGAGCGTTGCTGACTATGCGGCTGCCTACAAGGGCATCGGCATTGAAGACAACGTGGACTTCGAGGCTCAGTATGCCGGTCAGGGTTTCGAGGACATTCGTGCCCTTGCTGCCAAGGTCGGTCTGCAGGCACTGATGCTTGCCGAGGAGATCTTGATCCTCGGGGGCAACGGTACGCTTGCTCTGGGCACCACCCCGACTCCGTCGGTCTCTGTGCTGACGACCGGCGGTTCACTGGCCGCTACGCAGTACGTCAACGTGGTCGCCCTTACTCTCGAGGGCTATATCAACGCCTCGGTCACTGCGGGCATTCCCACCTCGGTAACCCGTACCAATGCGGATGCGTCCACTGACACCTTCGGTGGCGGTTCGGCTCAGGTCTCCGCTCAGGCGACTGCAACTATCGCATCGGGAACCACCAACTCGATCACCGCTACTGTGGCGGCTGTTCGCGGTGCGGTTGCTTATGCGTGGTTCTGGGGTAGCACGACCACCAACGGTGTCCTGGGTGCGATCACCACCAAGAATACCTACACCATCACCGCAGCTGCTGCAGGTACTCAGACGCTTGCGTCTTTGCCCGCCGCCGACAACTCGGTCAATAACCTTGTCTTCGACGGCTTGCTTACCCAGGCTATGCGGTCGAGCTCCAACGCCTACTACAAGTCACTCGACGGCGCAACGCTGACTGCAGACGGTGCAGGCGGCATTGTCGAAATCGATGCGGCTCTGAAGGATCGTTGGGACAAGTACAAGCTGACGCCGGACACGATCTGGATTAGCTCCGATCTCGCACTGTCCATTTCGCAGAAGATCCTGCAGGGCAATGCGAACGGTGCTTACCGCATCGTGGTGAACATGGAACAGGGCATGATGGTCGGCGGCGTGATGGTCGCCACCTATCTGAACCGCTTCTCCATGGCCGGCGCCAACGTGGTGAAGATCCGCATCCATCCGAACATGCCTCAGGGCATGATCCTGATGACCTCGAACTCGATCCCCTACCCGGTGTCGGGCGTCGGGAACGTGATGCAGATCCGCACCCGTCAGGAGTACTACCAGATCGAGTGGCCGCTCCGTACTCGTAAGTATGAGTATGGCGTCTACGCCGATGAGGTGCTCCAGCACTACTTCCCGCCCGCCATGTCGGTTATCGCCAACATCGGCTAAGGGAACGGGGCCGGGGGCGTTGCGCGACGTTCCCGGCTCCAAATTCTGCGCGCACAGAGGAATATTACGATGGCTGATATCTATATGAAGGCCCCTGCGGGGATGACGTCCGCGGAGATTGAGGGCAACGAATATGAGATCCCCAAGAACGGGATCATCAAGGTCCGTAATATCGGACACATCGAGACCCTGAAGCGTCACGGCTTCGTCGAGTCCGACAAGGAGGGCGAGCCCAACTTCGAGGATATGGAAGACACCGAGCTCGTTACCTACATCGAGGAGCACGGTGGTGAAGCCGACACTTCGATGAAGCGTAAGCGGCTCCTTCGTCTCGCGGCTGAAGCCTACAGCGACTCGCAGGAAGGCTAAGACGAATGACTGAGAGGCTGACCACTCTGGCCGCCGTTAAGGATTGGCTTGACATATCGAATAACGACAGCGACACCGCGCTGGTTCGTCTGATCGATGCAGCCTCTCAGTTTGTTCTGGGTTGGCTTAATCGAGATAGCTTTAACGCTAAAGAATACTCCCAGCATTGTCGTGGTAACGGCAAGTCGACGATGCTACTCCGCAATTGGCCTGTGCTCTCAGTGTCATCTGTGGGAATAGGCGGAACAGCTGTTTCTGCATCCAGTGCGCCAGTGAATGGGCTGCCGGGTACAGGATACACCATTTCCGATCTTCGGGGAGCTCCTCAATCCATTGATCTGTGGGGATACAGCTTCTATTACAACGTTCCCTGTCAGATCACCTATACCGCGGGGTTTCGTACCTCCCAGATTTCCTTAATTCCGCCGTTGGTGGATGGGGCAACCTATTCCACCATCACGCCTCTTGACTCGGGTGTATGGTCTTCCGACCTGGGTGTGACCATCGATGGCGTGGATGCGGTGTTGTCCACCACAGATCAGCCGGCCGCCGGCGAGTACAGCGTGGATGAGTGGGGAACGTATTCCTTTAACGCTGTAGATATCGGCAAGACTGCTGTCATCTCTTATAACTATACCCCCTGGGCAATTAACCAGGCAGTAACCGAATTGATCGGTGAATGGTATAAGCGTAAAGATCGGATCGGCATCCTTTCAAAGACCCTGGGCGGTCAGGAAACGATAACGTTTTCTCAGAAGGACATGAACGATTCCATCAAGGGAGCTCTTCAGCTCTATCAGAACGTGGTCCCCGTATAATGGCAGGATCCGATTTCCTCTATGTGGATATCGTAGGTGATAGGAACCTAACGAGAAATCTTGATCAGATGCCCGACATAGTTCGGGCCATCTTGCTAGAGAAAGTGGCGAGTTGGACTAATGCCCTTGAAGAAAGGGTCAAGGATAATATCTCCACAAGGTTAACTCAGAAGTCTGGTAAGTTGCTTTCGGCAGTAGACAGCGAACTTATTGAGGAAAATGGTAAAGTTGAAGGCCGAGTATTTATCTCTGGAGTTCCTTACGCTAAACCTCAAGAAGAGGGTGCCGTTACTCCTCTCCATGTGATCTACCCCAAAAACGCGAAGGTCTTAGCATTCATCGCCGCCACGGGGGATAAAGTATTCGCCACTCGGGTTCTGCATCCTGGCGCGCAGATCCCGGCCTCTCACTTCATGAAAGATGCCTATCGTGAAATGGGTCCTCAGATAAGTCGAGGTATTAAACAGGCAGTGGTTGAAGGCATTAGGAAGAACATGAGGAGCTAAGGAGAAGTAATCATGACAGTTCAACTTTCAACAGCGGTCCGAAATGCAAAGCTCGATAGTGTGGAAACCACCATCGGCACTTCTGCTATTATGCGGGTGTTCTCGGGATCCATGCCGGCAAGTTGCGCAGCCGCGGATAGCGGAACTAAACTTGCCGAGCTTGCACTGCCCTCCGACTGGATGGCTGCAGCCTCTGGAGGTTCTAAGGCTAAGTCGGGTACCTGGAGCGACAGCTCTGCGGATAATACGGGGACCGCCGGTTACTGGCGTATCTATGATTCCGCAGGAACTACCTGTCACATGCAGGGAACTATTACCGCGACCGGCGGGGGCGGCGACATGACTGTGGATAATACCTCATTCGTCGCCGGTCAAGCCTTTACGGTTACGGGAATGACCTGGACCGAAGGTAACGCTTAAGGAGTTATCGCGGGATGACCGCTACCGTCGTCTTCCTTAAAGTAGGTTCCGGAACTAGTTGGACTCCGCCGGCCGGTGTAACATCCGTCCAGGTGGAGTGCATCGGTCCCGGGGGCTCTTCTATTAACGTCGGGGGAGGCGGCGGTGGAGGCGGTGCCTACGCTAAGAAGAACTCTGTCGCAGTTACACCGGGAACTCCCGTCTCCTATCAGGTGGGTGCAGGCGGATCAGGAAACGATACCTGGTTTAATGATACCTCGACTGTGCTCGCTAAGGCCGGTGTTAATGCCTCCAGTGCAACAGGCGCTGCCGGGGGTAATTCTGCATCTTGCGTAGGTGATCTAGTCTACAGTGGAGGTACGGGAGGTACAGGTACTACTTCTTCCCGTTCGGGTGGCGGCGGTGGTGCTGCAGGACCCCTGGGTCCGGGCAAGAACGGTGGTCCGTCTTCTTCCACCCGTGGTGGCGGTGGTGGCGGTGCTAACGGCGGATCTTCTACTGCAGGCCTGATCGGCACCAGCTCTAACGGCGGTAATGGAGGAGACGGAAGCGGCGGATCGGGACACGGCCTAGGGGGTATCTCCACCACAAACAACGCTACCATAGGTAATGCAGGCGGAGGTGGTGGCGGCGGAGGAAGCGGTGGTACCTCAACCTCTTTCGGTACGGGATATGGTGCAGCGGGCGGTCAAGACCCCGTATGGACTCAGACTTCCGACTCGGATGTAGCGGGTCCCGGG